AATCGCTGGCCTTTTCGACCCGATCAGGCATATCCACAGTGACCGATAGCGCAGTGATTGAGATGTTATAAGATGAATCTGTATTAGTAACGATCACTCGAAACTCATAGGCTCTCGCGTGATAATCGCCCACTAAGAAAGGCGACCAACTAGACCATGTTGGGTTTGACGCTGGGTTATCAGTAGTCGATCTAAGCTCTAAAACGGCCGTGATTGCATCTGAACTGGCCCCGTCAAAGTTCTGCCATAAGTCTATATTCTGTGTTCTGTAGTCAATTAAGTCTGAGACAAGTGAAACGGATGAACTTAGGTTAGCTGTTAGGCGGCTTGTATAGGTTGAACCAAGGTCAACTGAGTTGGCAAAGTAATAAGAACCTAAATCCTCAATAACGCCAACATCACCTATTTCACGGGCCAGCCTGTCTCCATTTTCTGCAATTAGAAAGTCACTTGCTTCGGTTAATAGGTATCTTGGCGCACCTTCCAGCTTTAATACATTGTTATCGACAATCATATCGCTTCTAGTGCCAGTGAAGTTGGGGTGTTCAGTGGCGGCAACTACGGCATTAAAATCTAAGATGTTGGGAACTGTGGTGGTTGCATACTTGGCATTGGTTGAGAATCTACCGCCAGAATCCACCGCCTTAATCATGTAGGTTCCTGTCAATAACGGCAGAACGGCAAAGGTTGCGCTACCAGCAATGGCCTCTCCGATCTCTTGCCCGTCTAGCCATGTTGCGTTAGCCACTAAAGAAGAGTGGCGTATGATCAGCGAGCCTCCGTTGGTAACGTCTAAAACATTAACTTTTGACCAAGACAAATGACACTGCCCATCGAGTGCGCGAATAGAAAAGTTAGCAACATCAGGAGGAACGGCTGTCAGTCCTGAGATTGTTTTATTATTTAGGTAAGCATATTCAGACTTCGCACCCATCGAGTTAATTGATCTAACTCTAAAGTCATATTGCCCTGCGGGTATATCATCAACTCTGGCCTCTAGTGCGCTTGTGTTGGTAATAAAGATATACGTTGATGCGCCATTGAGTTTATATTCAGCCTCGTATGAAACAACAAAGGCATCATTAGGTGCTGCCCAAATAAAAGACGCCCTTGATTGAGTGCCTTTTGAGTTGACTGTGGTATACAACTCTTCTGTGACGCCAGTGGGAAGAGGTGAAGCCACCAAGAAAGGATTAGGTAAATTGGTATCAGGAATATCATCGGCTTCTGTCTTAGTTGACCAAGGATAAATTGAATCTTGATGCTCGATTAACTCAACGGATACAGTTCCATCCATGCGAAGCGATAGAGCGTTAACTCTGAACGTTTTTTCTGTCCAAGCTGGGGTTGAGTGGCTAACGTCTACAATGTCGCCTACTGAGCAATTTAAAGCCTCACTGGTTGCTGTGAACTTGCAGGCTAAACCATTGCGGCTTCTCTTCAATGCAATCTCAGCAATGTCTTGAGCCATGTAAACATTGGTCACAGTTTCTAGCGTGATGCGCTGCTCTAATTCCACCCCATCTGCGGCTAAATATTCGGCCTCTTCTGCGCTACCTGTTGGCGGGTACTCAATTTGATCACTTTGCCAGTTGGCGGTTGGGTTAACAAACGAGGCTATCACTCTATTAAAGCGGTTTTTCTTAGTGCCGCCTTGAATGGCTAAACCACCAATAATATGAGACTCAGTGAAGCTAAAACTGCTTGAACCTTGATCCTCAACAATAACGCCGTATTTGCCATTGGCATAAGGCATTAAGCCACGAAAGCCAGACAGTAAAATCTTTACATTTTCTAATACCGAGCGATCAGTTTCTAATATGGTGTTACATTCAAAAATCTTTTGTTGTGAGCCGCCTGAGTATGGAGTCACCATTGCATCACATTTGTTAGCGGCTGCTGCGAACTGGGTATCGTTTATAAATGAAGTGGGAAGCCCTTTTCCGTATCGCGCATTGGTTAGGTAATCCCTAAGACACCATGCAGGGTTAGTGCTATAGGCAGTCGTTGAGCCGTTGTAAATCTTACGGCCTTGAACCACTGCTTGAATGTTAGGCATGGATGAAAAAGCGTCATTATCCCACTTTAATCGCACCGCTAAATAAGCCACACCTTTTAGCCTATGGTTGCCCGTCCATCCTATCCCAGCGTTAACAAATGTTGTGTCAGCCGCTTGGGTGTCAGTGCCTACATACTTGGTGATGTTTACCAGCCCTGAGAACTTTGAGTCACTACTCAGCACATCATCAATATAAATATCACCAATGGAATTTACCTCACCTTCACAAAGCGCAAGAATGATGTATAAATACTTATTATCGGCTCCGCTTGTGGCAACAAATACTCTAGTGCCAGCTAATTTCCTTTCCCCATAAACTACTGGAATTTGAGCAATATTACTTTGCTTGTTGACCTTGGTTCCGCGATCATCACCAATACTATCTCTGACCGCGTTCTTAATTGATTTTGCAGTCAACCAACTGGCAACAACTGAGGCAAGCAAACTAATCCAAAATCCCATTAGTTTCGCCCCCAAGCAATATCTTTCACAGCACTAGACGCAAACTCAAAACCCTTATCCCCTGCAAAGTATATTTGCTGAGAGTTGTGGTTGGTTCTGCGTCCTGACTCTTTCTCAAAGTCTGACCAGTGCGAGGCGGTTGATAGATTGATCTGGCTGGTTTTGTTATCGTCTTTGATTGAAAACCCATCAATGCGCCCGTTATATAAAGGAATGGGGGTTCCAATGATTGCGCCCGAACTGTTTAAGATTGCGCGACTTATAATGACTTCTTTGTCGATGTGATTCTCACCCAGTAGGATGGATATAAAAGACTGCTCGACCCCTGACAGGTTGATGGTAAACGTCCCCACTTGCACATCTGGCGTTTCATTTACATCAGTCATTGAGAGTAAATGTGCGCTTGAGTTGTAGTTATTGCCGCTATAAACAATGTCATAAGCAAAGTCGGTTAGGTACAAAGTAGTCGAGAAATCAATGCTCACAAGATGGGCCATATTGAACGCATCTTTTGCAAGCTCAGTGATCACATCAGAATGAATACCCCTGCTCATGAAAGCGCCTCGACCAAATCAACCTCATAAGTAAAGAACATTCCCGCGCCTAATTTATAACTCTGCACATCGTTGGCTAGGCGTACAGTAAATGGCACATCGTCATAAGTGACTGTTTCCGTTCCTACCGCCTCAACTAATGGAGGCGTGAATGTCATTGCACCATTGCCGCTTCTGTCAGCCGTGAGCATATAAACCTTGTCATGCCCTGAGAACTTAATAACGTCCCCCGCCTTTAAAGCCCCTGTAAGGCCCGATACTGTAACCGAGGCCAACCCTTTAGCCGTTGCCGAAGTGCTCACTGTGCCGCTTGCTGTGCCGCTTGTGCTGCTTATTGCTGTGGGTACAATCGTAAAGACTCCATGACTACCTTGTTGGGATACAACAAAGGCAAATACAGGGTTAAATTCAGCGCGTGTCATAGGCGCATAAGACGCAGTAAAGGCCCACTTTTGACCGCCAATCTTTCTGCTTTGCATACGCCCATTGACTGCACTGCTCATCAAGCTAGGGCTGTCAGATTGTAGATTGATGCCGTTAAAGGCTGGGCTGGTTGGATAACTCATGCTAGGGCTGGCCTCCCGTTTTCATTGAGAGATTGATTGATTAGGCTCATCAGTGTTCCGCGCCTCTTGGTGAGCAATTCATCGAAGCCTTCGGTATCATTTGCAGAGATATTGATGGTGTAATTGCCCCCGCCTAATTGATTATTAGGAACCACATTGGCTGCTTGATTTGGAACGATAAGCTCAGGCCCGCGCTCTCCTACAATGTACGGGCTACCCGCACTCATTGGCCCGCCTTTTTCACGGAACTGAGTTGCTCTTATTGATTGAACTTGCAACATGCCGTTAGCTAAAGCCAAAGCACCAAGGCCGATATTGATAGGAAAAGGCGCAGAAGCCAAGGCTGTAGAAACGGCTTTATAGGTGTTGATCAACGCATCTTTAAGAGCAAATGACTTATTTAAATCAAAGGCTGCTTTGTAATGTCCACTTAATGCCCCTAGCGTTTCTCTTCCTTCCTCTTTTAAATCACCGAAATCTTTTTGTTGAGCTGCTTTTTGCATTGCTGATTGTTTTGATAAATATTGATGAGTTAACTCAATAGACCTGTTTTGACGATATAACTGATCTTGCTCTGCTAGATCATAATAGGCATTGGTTATGTTTCTAATGGATTCGCTTTGAGCTATTTTATCGGCTTTTGTTTTTTCGGCTGCGGCTGCGGCTGCACTGACTAAACCATCATCAGCACCAGTACCACCACCAACGGCTTCAATCCCAGCTTTTAACTCATCAAGTTTAATTAATGCCCCATCAAATTTGAACAATTCAATAGGTTTAAAAGTTGATGCGTACTCACCTAATTTTACTTGCTCATTGAGATTTATTAGTTCCTTTTCCGCTTCGCCAAGTGAAGTGTTTCTAACATCCTGCGCTCTTTTAGCAAGTCCAATTCTCTTTTCAGATAATGAAATTATTCTTGTTTCTACAGCTATGATTTTTTGATTCAATGCGTCCATAGTTGGAAGGGCAGAGGGCAATAAATCAATTAATGAATTAATGGCTTGGCCTGCGGTATTAGCAAAATTAACTAGGCCGTTAAGCATCGAACCCATTGCTGTGACCACAGACTTAGCAGCCGTAAGAAAGCCAACAGCC